GGTCCAGGTTAATTTTTAGATCATCTGGATGATCCACTTCTCCGAGAACTGAATAACCGTTTTGAATCTGATCGTTAAGGGTCTTAACAGCCTTGCCAATCTCATTAACAGGGTAAACACGCTGGTTAGCGTTACGTATACCGCCCTGGATACAAATCCCGGACATGTATAAGTTTTTACCATCTTTGTCATCAGATTCAACGATCATTTTTGCTTCGTTGAAACTGAGATTCTCTCGGAGGTATAACATATTTTTCAATGTTGTGTCCTAATTAGCGTACACGAGTGCTAATTGTAGATTTAGCATTTACTTGTGTTTCGCCTTTGCCTTTCTTTTCTGGGCCGTGTCCAGGTTCTTGTTTCTTAAATGCTGTTTTACCTGCATTAGAATCTTTACGATTGTGGACATGTCCTAATCCTGATGTTAAATCACCGGCTGTTGGTTTAGCTAAACCGCCTTGTGTTCCACCAGATGTTGTGCTGAATGATTTAGCGATATTAGCAGTTGTACCACCCATATCGTTCTTACCAGCTACTGTTGATTTTGTGTTTTGGCCGTTATCACCATGTGTTACAGATACTTTTTTATAGTATTCCATCATCATGGTTGGATCGCTTTCATCCATTTCGCCTTCGATGTCGCCCATATGTACATCACCGTGGATGCCTGGGTGCTCACCTTCTTCGTGTTCTTCGCCTTGTAGCAGTTGTTCAAATTCTGCTTTTAGGTCTTCTAATGCGTCTTCTAGATCCATAACGCGATCTTCGATGTCGCCTTCACCTTCTTCGTCGCCAAATTCCGGCTCTTCTTCACCATCATCTTCTGGCTCTTCACCATCATCTTCTGGCTCTTCGTCGGAATCAGCAGAATCGCCAGATTCTTCTTCGTCACCTACGGACTCTTCCTCTTCTTCCTCTTCTTCCTCTTCTTCTTGAGGATTAGAGTTGCTACCGATGTGCTTGTTAGCTTCGTCGGCGCTGAAATCTTCAGCTAATAATTCTTCGTAAATTTCACGTGATTTTCCAACAACGATGTTGTGGAAAATTTCTTTTGCTGTTTCTTGATCGTCATTGATCAAAGCTTCTAGCATCGCTTCAAATTGGGCGCGGTCAGTCATGTTTAGTTCTCCTGTAATAAGTGATCCAAGGCTGTCTATTATTTACACTATTATTAAAGAATAGTGCATATATAGATGAAAAACAGTCGGTTTTGACTGTTTTCGGGATTTTAGGCCGCAGGAGCTGCCGGAGGAGCCGCATACATAGAATGAATGAACTCTAATTCACTTTCTTGTTCTAGTATGTGAGCCTCGGTACTCTTGCGTAATTCGTTAATCTGTTTTAGTGTTAATCTAGTTTGACGTGTATCGCTCCTATGAACAGCATCACCGTCACGATTTGGCTCGTAGCGTAGATCATTAGCCACGTGACGTGTATCTGGATCAATGTAAAACAATTCTCTAAGTATCATATCAATATTTATGCGGCAGGTGCGGCACCAGCGGCCGGAGGTGCGGCTGTGGCTCCTGGTTGTGCAGTAGCGGCTCCTTCTTCTCCGTCTAAATCATCTGGAGCTGTCATGTCTCCGGCAGCGTCTGCATCGCCTGCGATACCAGCGGCGCTGAGTCCTGCACTACGCAATTCGCCAGCACTATCTGTAGTTGTAGGCTCGCCTTTGCCGTTTTCTTCTGCCCAATAGCGTTCGTTTTCTGCTACTTCTTCGTCTGTTAAACCCAGGAAACGCTTGAGAGCAAAACGCTTGCTCATGAAAGGCACTGCTTGTATAGTATTGAATGTATTGATACGTTCTGCATCGATAGCCGCCTGACGACTACTTGCAAAATTCATTGGAGGATTAAAGTTTAATTCAAACAGATTAGGGTCTATATTCATTCCCTTGCTGTACATGAATCGCTTGAATTCTTCGTCAAATATAGGAATAATCAAGCTCTGTAGACGTTCGCAGTACTTATTAAAACGTAATTCTTGAATGTATGCAGTGCCTACACGACCATCATTGAAATTACTTTGACTATCATCTTGCCCGGTAGGCAAGTAACTGCTAGGTATACGTAATCCACGGAATAACTTGTTAGTAAAATACTTCAAGTCATCAATTTCTCCAATATTCTTACCGCCTTCTAGCATCTTGACGTCTGATCCTTTGCCGTCTGCTGTTTTAGGGAAGAAGTAATCTTCATTAATGCTTAGAGGGTTGTATGCAGAGTCTATGACGTTCTGTCCGCCTCCTGTTTGTGACGGAATACGGCGTTGGTGGATTTCGTTCTTTACACGTTCTACAAATGCCATGGCCAAATGACTTGGCATATTACCTACGTCTATGGTAAACACACGGCGCTCGGGAGCGCGACTTATGCGATAAATTAAGATTGCATCTTCTAATAGTTCTTTTTGTTTGTAAACTTTGTAGACATTTTCTAATAAACTATTACCAAATGGGTAATTGTTATCTAATCCTTCGCTTAGACTTAGATGTACAACATGTTCTGCATTAATAGCATGTTCAGTCATCTGTAGTCCAAAACGACTACCTGCGCTGTTACTGGCTCTGCCAGAACCTTGACCTTGTCCGCCACCGTAACCGCCTACAGGTTGTGGACCTCCGCTTCCTCCCCCACCTTGTCGTGGATTAATGTTTGGAGTAATCATAGTAGCTACCAAGTTAACAAAGTTAGGAGCTAGATCTTTTACCACATACTGCTCAGGTTTCTTACCTTCGCTTTCGTTTACAATTACTTTAATAACTTGATTTGTTTCTACCCACGACCATTTTTGATTCTCTGGATCACGGATAAAAAATGCATCTCCGTATTTGAATGTATTACGAACAATACGGAATATACGTTTATCAAAATCTTGTAATTTGTTCCACTGTTGTAGATATTCTCCAAGGATTTTTATTTCAGCATTAGTAGCTTTCTGCCTCCACTTGACTGCAAATGGACTTTTTGAATCTTTTAGTTTTTGTGTACAGAATTCTGCTAGAATATCTAAGGCCGCATTGACTTCTGGATCGCTATCCATAACTTCGTACTGCTGATAGCGTTCAATACGATTTGGACTGCCGCTATATACATCGGGCAAATAACTGCTATAGTTGCTACGTGCTGGACCTGGACGATTTCCGTTGTTTAATCCGCTAATTGTGCTTAGTTGTCCATCGACGGCAACAGGTTGGAAATACTTTTTCCATGTCATATTTGAATTCCTCGTTATGCAAACTTATTACCAGTTAGACCTTTAGTAGCTTTTACTTGATCTCTAGCTAGAGTTACAGTCTGCTGTGTGTAAGAAAGCATTTGTTTTATACTACTATTTAAGTGTTCCAGACTGGTATGTAAGTCTTTCATGGTGACTTCGCTTGTAGCAGGAGCCGGCTTCTTGTCTTCATCTTTGTGTACAGGAGCAGGTTCTTTCTTTTTGGCTTCCATTTCTGCTTTGGCTTTGGCTTCTGCTTCTTTTTGATGATCTTCTGGTTTTTTAATAATAGTCGGGTCTATCTTTGTAGCCGTTTGCATCTGAGTTGTAATGTCTTTAAGGAAGCTGTCTCCGCCTTTACTTCCAAATAAATTACCAAACATATCATCAAACTGATTTGCTGGATTTTTTATATCACCTAATTTAGGTATGCCTTTGGCTTCAGATTCAGCTAATGCTTTTTGTTTTCCAGATAATTCTTTTTCTATATCACCTAATTTAGGTATGCCTTTGGCTTCAGATTCAGCTAGTGCTTTTTGTTTTCCAGATAATTCTTTTTCTATATCAACTGCGTTCGTAGGCGATTTGCCCCCGGCATCACTTATTGTAGCATTTACAAGTTTAGAAATCTGCGTCATATCTAAGCCACTAGATCCCGATTTGTCACTAATACTAGCAGTAGTTGCCGCCATTTCACTCATCATCTTCTGACTCATTGCAAGTGCTTCTTGATAGAAAGGAGATCCTTTGCCACCATTACGTTCTCCAGGACCTTGTTTAAGAGTTTCTATTTGTTCAGCGTTGAGCCCTGGTAGACCTCCTGAACTTATCATATTTTTCAATTGATCTAATGGAACAATCGCTTCAGGTTTGCCTTTTTCACCTACTGTAACTGTAGTACCTTTGTCAGTTCCTGGAACTACACCGCCTGTTTCTTTAGCAGGAGTAGTTTGACTTGTTAGTTGCTTAACAAAGGTTTCAGCAGTTCCTATACCCTGTGCTATACCTTGTATTGCATTACTTCCAGTAAAAGTTAAACCTTCGCTGCCTGGACCTTGTTTAGTATTGCCAACTGCTTGATTTGCTATTGCCGAATTTGTAGGACCTGCAGGAGCTGGAGTACCTTTTTGTCCTTCTTTACGTCCTTGTTCTAATTTTTCTTCTACACCTTTTGCAAATGTAGTTTGTACAGGTTTACCGCCGCGAGTTGCATCTGGAATTTTTGAATTTAACAACCCTTTGTTAAATTGTTCTAAAGCAGGATTCAAATCTTTATTAACAGGCACTACAATTTTGTTCATAAAAGCACTCTGCACATCTTCTGCGCGAGCACCTAGTTTAACCAGGGCTTCTGTACTAGGATCTACTTTAGTTTGCGTTTCTTTAAGTTTTGAATCCATGGTCTTTTTGACCAATTCATCTTGTTCTTTTTCGGATAATCCTTTAAGTTTGCCTTGTGCATTAAGTTCTTTTAAGGTAGATTCGTAGGCAGCGGCTGTAGTTCTTTGGCTTTGCAACATCGAACCGGCTGCCTTACTAGCCTCTGTGACAGTACCTAATGTAGCTAACTGATTTTTACCTACATCTTTAGCATCTTTGCTAATTTGTACTTCTCTGTTTTTTGCTTCTTCAGAAGCTTGAGAATAGTTTCTATTCTTTAACGCATCTACTTCACGGAATGTTGCTTGAGTTTGCTCTTGGAAAAGACTTGCTTTCGTTGCGGCTTCTTGCGATTGTAATGTGCCGGTAGCAAAGTATTCCTTAAATGCTTCGCCATTTCCTTCTGCTTCTGCTTTTACAGCGGCTTGAGTTACTTTATTCCTGTACTCTAGTGCTTGTTCTTCAGTCATATTCATAGTATCTAACTGAAGTTTAGCTTGGAATTGTGCATCTCCCTGTAGTTTTTTCTGTGCTTCTTCTTGTTCTTGGCGTGTCTTGCCTGTCAGTTTGGCCATCTGATCCATCTCAGTTGCCAGTTCTGTAGCACTTAAAATAGCCTGTTTCTTAGATTTTTCATCGTTTAGATTAACTGTATATTGATTAGCAACTGTTAATGCCAGTGCATCGTTGACATCTTTGCTAGTCATTCCCATCAATTTCAACTGATCGGTAACACCACTATCAAACATTTCTTTGCTTAAATTAGTAAATGCTTGTGCGCCTTGTGCTACATTACCGCCTAGAGCTGTAAAACTTTTTGTATTTTTTCCAATTACATCTTGAAATTCACTTAGACTTAAACGGCTACCAGCGGCTGCGGCAGTCATTCCTACCACATCGTTATTAAAATTAGCACCGCTAGAACTTAGTTTGCGCCAAGTATCTAATCCTGGCTGAATAACGTCGTGCATGGCTTTGACAGCCTGTGCACCTTTTTCAAAAGCAGTACCTGCTAGATTAGTAGCCGCGGTAAGTGGATTAAAAGCACCGGTAGCTTCTTTTAACTTATCAGCAAACGCTCCTCCTGCGGCAGTACTACTAGATCCAGATCCTGCGCTCGAATTACCGCCACCATTGGCTTTCAGTGCGGCCGAAAAGGCGTCGGTTAGATCTTGTTTGGTTAAATCAGCCATTGTTTATCCTATTAGGCTGAGTAGGCAGACTTACTGCCTTTCATTTTGAGATATTTCTGCACCATTGGATCTTCTGGATGAGTGCCGACATAGCCCTGTACCATAGGACCTGCTGCCACTAGTTGATCGATTCCACCTTGGCCGTCATCGACTCTCACACCGTTAATCACTACTGCGTTCTTTTGATCCTGCGCTAGAGCGGCTTTGGTAGCGGCATCATATTCTTTTTCTTTTTTGGCAGCCGCAGGATTGGCCGCATCTCTCTTGGCTTTTTCTTTGTCGTAGCTAAATCCCACGCCTTTTAATCCCACTAGGTCGCGTAACATGCTAACACCTTCTTCTTCTACAGTACCGATAGTTACTAGTCCTTTGAAGAAATGTGCAGTTAACCAATTTTCAAATGCCTTGCTCATTACAAATGCTTGTACCGCTGTAAACACTGCTTGTTCAACCACCATACCGCTGATAGCACCAACTATGCTGGCGCCACCTGTTACGCCTGCACTTAGTCCAGCAAGTCCCGCTGTTCCTATGAACACAATCATTCTTATCAAGAACGCTACTAGTTTTTCAATTCTCAATATCTGTGTTAGCCATGGCAACATCATCTGAACTGTCCACAAGCCCCAGTAGGCTTCATGCGCTTCTTTGTAATTCTTAGAATCAATATCGCCTGCCATGTAGAGTTTTTCTAACTGTGTGAGGTTGTTATAGAGTTCAATACATATAGCCCAACAGCCCAGCAGTTTAAGCACATAAAACCATTTGCCCACCATAGTGCCCAGTTTAGCACCAGCTTCAGCAGTACCTACACTTGCGGCATTTTGGCTCATCTTGGTCAAGGCCGCTGTTACTCCGGGGCTAAGTCCTTTGGCCTTGGCATAACGAGCCATGACTGACAATCCTTTAGTGTCTAATGCAGTTTGAGCTGCCGTAGGTGCAGAAGAAACCCAAGACAAAGGATTGTACCAAGCTTCTTCAAGTTGTTGTTGAGTGGCAATGATTTCGTAGACTTTCATACGTGTATTTACCTAAGTGAGATCTTTGATAAAAAAAGCCCCATTTCTTACCAGTATAAATATACGTATATAATTGGAGTCACTTATGACAAATCCCCTACAGAAGTATTTTAGACAACCTAAGATCTATATTAAACTGCCCAGCAGTGGTATGTACAGTCAACCCGGAACCATACAGGGAGATCCTGCTAACATTCCAGTATACGGTATGACTGGCATGGATGAAATCATAGTAAGAACACCTGATGCACTGCTGTCGGGTGAAAGTACTGCGCAGTTGATAGCTAGTTGCTGTCCTGCTATTAAGAATCCCTGGGATTTAAGTGTACTAGACATAGTGTTGATACTGTGTGGTATACGTATTGCTACCTATGGCAACATGATGTCTATAGAGCACAAGTGTACTAACTGTGCTTCTGACAATGAATATGACATAGATCTCAGCAAGGTCATAGAGTTTTATATGACAGCCACTTATCAGAACAGCTTGACTATCAATGGTCTAGTTATTAGGATACAGCCCTTGACTTATCGTCAAAGCACAGATATCAATATTAGAAATTTTCAACTGCAACAACGCATCAGTCAAACTGATTCGATAGAAGATGCTGACCAACGACAGGCCACTATCAACGAACTGTTCAAAGAACTAGGCAACATACAAAATGAATTGTTCAAATATGCGATTGAAAGTATTGACACTGGTGATCAGACTGTGACTGAGCGTAGATTTATCAATGAATGGATCGAGAACTGCGAAAAAACTGTGTTTGATGCTGTGAAAGAAGTCAACGCTCGAAATACCACTGCCTATACCATGCCATCATTCCCGGTCAAGTGCGATAACTGCGGTACTGAAGCTAATCTCACAGTGGATCTGGACAGCGCAAGTTTTTTCGTTCAAGCCTAATCGGTAAGAGCAGTCAAGAAATTGAACAAGCACTGATTAGGCTAGATAATCAGATCAAGCAATTCAAAGAAGAACTATTTAGGATCAGCTGGTACATGCGAGGCGGAGTCACAGTCAACGATCTCCTACATACTTACAGTTACGAAGATCGTGAAATGATGTATGCTGTTATCAATCAGAATATAGAAAATACCAAAGAAACACGTATGCCTTTAGTCTAAAGAAGAACTACGTTCTTCTGTTCTTCGCTTCAGCTCGAACTGTTTAAGGTCTATCAGAGAATAGTTAATACTAATTAAACGCGAAGCGTTACGATATTATCTAGATTGTTCAGTCACACTTTGCCCAGACAGGGCAAAGATGTTTTGGACATTATCTGAGTTGCACAATCCACTTAGCGTTACACTGATTACAGAGGCGGTCATCCGGTACCTCGAAGTGTGTCTTTATATGACGGCGGCTTGTATACATACGCTAACATGCACACAAACGTAGGGCTACAGCCCTTCCTTTTGCCTTTTTATTCCTGAAACAACCAAACCGCGGCACATTTGCGATCCTCGTCCTGTTAAGGATAGTGGTTGAGTACTCCTCGGGCTAGAGTTTTCCGTCCCCGTTGTTATCCGGTTGTCTCTGGGCGCATGAAATTGGCCTGCGCTAGCTATTACCCGTTGATTTGTTTGCCTTTAATGTGGGAGCCGTGGACACGAACTGAGATCTGACCATTGTAATAGTCGTCAGATTCCAATACCCTGCGTGTAAATTGTTCTCGTGCCTCTATGTATGACGTTTCAGCCTTGCTTTTACAGTAAAATAATATCTCTCGGTGAAAGTTTTCTTGACCTAACTGCGCAACATCCTTGAGTAGTTCGTCTGAAGATCCATAATATTCTCTCCAGTCACTGTCAATTTTGCCACGGATTTTCTTTTTTTTCTTAGTTCCGTTTTTTAATTTAACTGTTCGATAAGTTGTTTTAGAAAATTTTGCTAGTTTTTTGCCTATGTACATACGCCCTGTGACTGTATTTGTTATAAGATAAACAAACCCTACACAATCTTCGGGCAATTCTGTGATTAATTGATTTTCATAGTACCATGACATACACTAATTAGTGTCTGACTGATCCTCGGGTGGTGCCTTTTGGCGTGCCTTACGTTCCATTTTAGCCTGGTCCAAGTGTACGCGATACTGTTGTATCTTTTCTCTGCGTTCCTTGGCTATGATACGGATCTGAGCTAACCAATATCTTGAGTTTTCTCCTGCCCGTCTAGTGCCTCTATTGATCCAATCCTGATTACTTTTGAAATATTCGCGAAAAGCAGCCATGAGTTTATCATGAGTTTCTTCATCTTGATAAGGACTCGGCTCTACATGCTTGCTCATTCAGTTACTTCTAGGTCATTTGCATAGTTGGTAAAGCCGTTTTCTTTGACTACTCGCAAGACATTATTGACACGACCTATCAATTCGTCCTTGTGACTGATCAAGAATATGTTCTTCTTGCGTTCACGAGCCATCTTTTTCAGTACTGCTAACGCACCTTCTACACCAGCCGCATCCAGTCCATTATCGATCAACTCGTCGATAAACAAGAGATTAATGGGTTGATATAGACTTTCCCATACATCACGGAACGCCCAAGATAAACTCAGTATCAATCTATTGCGTTCACCACGCGACAAGTTGTCAAAATCTAGATCCTGTCCTAGCTGTGTGATTAGCACTGATAGGTCATTTTGGAATGTCACAGTATGTGGCAAGCCCATCTTATCTAAGTAATAGGTCAATCTATTGTTTAAGTATGCAAGATTCTGGTCTATGATCTTTTTACGGATAAATGAATCTTTAGACGTTAACAGTTTTAACAAGAATTCTTGATGATCTTTAAGTGTGCCCAAGAGATTGACCTGATCCCAAGACACTTCTTGTAGTGCTGTATTGGTTAGTTCGTCGATCTGCTCCTGATAAGGATCTGTTTCATGCGACTTTTGTACCAATTGATTTTCTAGAGTCTTGAGATTGTTTTGATGTTTAAGTGCCTGTTCTACAGTGTCATAGTAAGTGTCGGGGCGTCTAGAGACTTCGCCTAAAGCCAAGATTTCTTTCTGTATTTTAGCGAGATCACCGGTGACTTTGGCCAAATATTTCCGGGCTTCATCAAGGTGCCCTTGTGCTGTCACAGTCATTTCTTCATGTTTATGATCATGTAGCTGTTGTTCACAAGCGTGACAGGTCTTATTAGCCAATTTGGCGAGCTCGCCGTCATACTTCGTGACGCTCCGCTCCGCTTGCGCTGTCGCGCTATCTAACGTAGCACGTTCCTTATTTAGGCTTTTCAGCTTCGCTGCCTTTTCTTCATAGGCTTTTAGCTCCGCATGCTTCGCAAGCTCAGCTTCGATATCTACGCCTTCAAGTTCTACAATACTTTTGCCCAGCTTTTCAAGGTCTTGTGCATGCTGATTACGCCATGCACTTTGTCTTGTTAAAATACCATCGATGCTTTTTTGTATGTTTTCATTACTGCGTTTAATTGCTTCTATATTAGCGGTTTCTTGAGTAATTGATTCTTTAGTTATTCGGATTTGTTCTTTTAATAGTTCGGCTTTTTCACTTAAAAGGGTAATACCTAGTAGTTGTTCAATGATTACTCTTTGATCATTGGTACGCATACTAAGAAACGGCTCTGTGTAAGTGTTTAGTGCTACAATATGCTTGAACATATCGTGGCTCATACCAATTAGATCATCTAAATCTTTTTGTGTTTCACGCACATCACCTTGTGCATCATCGGTTTCTTCTACATCCTGTGCTTGATCGTTTACAAAGAATTGTAATATGTTAGGTTTACGTCCTCGTTCTATACGATAGTCTATTCCATTTTTTTCAAATGCTAAGGTAACTAACATATTTTTAGTATTGATCTTATTGATAAGATTATCTTTTTTGATGTTAGTTAATGCTTGGCCAAACAAGGCAAAACTTAACGCATTGACAATAGTGGTTTTTCCTGTACCATTTCTGCTACCTGCGTCATCGCCGCCTTGATCTAAGTTTTCACCTAGTACAAGCGTTAAGTTTTCTTGTGCAAAATTCACTGCTTGGGTTTGGTTACCCACACTCATGAAGTTTTTTACTGTTAATTCTTTAAGATTTATACTCATAGGTCGTTATAAATTGCTAGTAATGTATTTTTGTCGTAAGTGTCGCTATCAATATTAATAATCTGACTGCTAACAATTTGATCAACACTTTCAAAACTCTGTACATCGATATTGGTATTAATTTCGATATCTTTCTTTTCTGCTATTAAAATCAATTCACGAACATCATAATCTGCCATAAACTTTTCTTTAACAAAGCTAGCTTCTTCGTAACTGATGTCTATATCCAGTGTAACACGTAAATGTTGCTTGGGCAATATAATTTGATCTGCACGATCAATCAATTCGCTTAGTTTGATAGTTCTAAATGTAGGTTGATTGGGCCACGTATGATATTCCGGGATTCCTCCCCATTCTAATACCATCATGCCGCGCTCATCGTCCCATGCATCGGCATAGTTATGCGGAAATGCATTACCGATATAGATCATATTCTTTTGTTGTTGTCGTTTGTGAAAGTGTCCACTGAATCCTAGTTCGTATCCTGTAAAACTATCAAGTTTTATCTCTCCATGATCCGGCATCTGTACCATTGCGTTCATGAAGAAGCTAGGTAGTTCGAAGTGTCCGAAGATGTATTTGCCGCCTTTTTTGCCGATACTTCGCCACTCTTCGCCCACCAGCCACGGACAAAGTGTGACATCTCCAATAGTAGTAGGCTCGTGTACCACAGTAACACCAGGAATATATTTTCCAAACTCCACAGAGTGTATGTCTCGTTTATCTTTATAATACAAATCATGATTACCAGGAAAGAAGTAGAACTGATCAAACGCTTGTCCCAACTTCTCCAAGGCCCTAAGGCTATAATCCATTGTAGTAATGTTAAGGCTATTACGATTATGATGCCAATCACCCATAAAGATACCTGTATCACAACCTTCCTCCTTTGCTTTAGCAATATACCAATCTACAAAGTCCTCACAGTCTTGGTTGTGAACGCTACTGTTAGACTTTAATCCAAAGTGGATATCTGTAAAACATGCTACTTTTTTGAATAAATTACTCACTACTCATATCCTCATTGTTGCGTTTCATTGCGGCCGCATGCTCTCCAGCACCGGTACGACTATAACTAGGATTCATTCCGTTCATTTCTAAAATGTCATCGCGGATGTTTTGATTACGTTTTTCTGTATTAATAACACGAACGAAGCTGTTGGTAACAGCCGCAGTAAAGTATGCAAACGGATTATCTGATTTTGATTCATCAAATTGCAGACCAATCTGCGTTAATTGCAAGATAGCCATGCCTTTCATTTCGTCGTTGTATGTGTAGCCACGTACATTTCCACGGGTAGCATACCTTTCGCACAGTTTTATCATCATGCGAGCAAGTGTATCTGTAATTTGTCCTGCATCTTTATCAAAATGGCCTTTTTCTAAAGTACCTTTCCAGTGGCTTTTACCTACACAGATCAGTTTCTCGGGATCGTCATTATCAAATTTCCAGTGTTGGAATGGCGGGAAATTGACCTTGTCCCTATGGTCAGCAAGGCTTTTGGGATTCTTTTTACGAGTATTATTAAGTGGAATGTGATCAAAAGTCATAACTCTGAATATCACATCTGTTTTAGCAATTTTTTTATAGTCAACTTCGCAATCGGCTAGTTTTATCTTTTCTCCTGCTTTCTTTCTACGTTCAAACTCCTGTTGACCTAATCGTTTAGCCTGTACACGTTTGGCTTCCGCTATAGTTCTTATATTGATTTTGTCTAAACTGGGTACTATTAGATCATATTGGTGATATTCTTTTTTGGTAAAAACACAATAAGATGTTTTTGATCTATGTATTTCTAACAACATATCCTTGTTGTTTAGGTAATTTACTTTCGCTGTCATCCTGTAGAGTCCTCTAATGATTAATTATAAACTACGCACTTAACAAAGTCAAATAAATAATACATCAAAAGGAGTATTTTATTATGGCTTTAGGCGATAGTTTCATCCAAACTGCAACTGCTTCACAGAATCTAATCGGTGCCGCTAGCCAAGGTGTAAATGTGGCCAGTAATTTGGCCAGCGCACTCGGCACAGGATACAATAGCGATCCTGGCGGTGTAATGAGCGCACTTCGATCAGTTAATTTACCTGAAGCAGGTGAAGCAGTTGGCGATATTGTCAGTGCAGTTAGTAGTTTTGGGGGTGATGCGGCAGCAAATGATTGGCGTGTAAGATTAAGTCTTGCAAACTGGACCAGTTTCAAAAGTAGTCCAGTTCTTAAGCCCTTAAAAGATGCAGGTGGTCTCATATTTCCTTATACTCCTTCAATTACTATTGCAAGTACTGCCACATATAGTGCAGTTCCTACAGTACATACCAACTATACATTCCAGGCGTTCAAAAATAGTGAACCAGGGCAGATAACAATCACTGCTCCTATGAACGTTGAAGATGCTACACAAGGGTTATACTGGATTGCCGCAGTTCATTATTTACGTAGTCTTACCAAAATGTTTGCAGGAAATGACCCTAAGGCCGGTAATCCTCCTCCTGTAGTTTTCTTAAACGGATATGGCAACTATGTTTTCAAGAACATACCCGTTGTTGTGACTAGTTTTAATACAACATTAGACGCACAGTCTGATTATATAGGAGTAAATGTAGTAGGTAGTGCTGCCGGTGACATACAGGGTGTATCTGACAGCATAGGAGGACTAGCAGGCGCAATCGGAGGGTTAGGTGATCCAGGAGGAGCACTGTCAGACATAGCAGGCGGAATAAGTAGCATAGCAGGCGGAGTAGGACAAATTGCAGGACTAGCCGGATCTCTTGGGTTAGGCGGAAGTACTAGCGGCGGAGTTAGCCACGTACCGACAAAGAGCAGTTTTAACGTAACACTACAGCCTATCTACAGTAGAAACAGTGCTAAGAACTTCAGTCTTGATAGATTTGTTGGCGGCGGCTATCTTAATAACTCGTTTGGATATATTTAATTTATGGCTGTTTACTATTCTAATACTACTCCTTGGTATAATACTCCTATAACTAACAATTATTTAGATGTGTTAGTGATACGACCTGTGCCTGCAGAAGTGGATGATTATCTATACACAATTGAACCACAATATGCTTACAGACCAGATTTGTTAGCAGCCGATTTGTATCAAGATCCTAATCTGTGGTGGATTTTTATTCAGCGGAATTTAGATGTCTTACAAGATCCTGTTTTAGATTTTGCTCCAGGTACACAAATCTATATCTGTAAAAAAAGTTCCTTAACGTCTCTTTTAGGTTTATAATATGGGATTGCCAAGTCTTGATAATATAAGTGGCACTATAGATTCTGCTACAGCATCGGTTTCAGATACAATTAGTAATGGGTTATCGGACCTTGCAAATTTTAGTCCTGCAAGCGCACTGTCGTCGGTTGGAGATCTAGTATCTGGTGTGGTCAGCGGTATAGGAAGTTTTTTCAAGCCTTTATCGGGCGTAAAACTTCCGTTAAAAAATCCTCTTTTTGATTATGCTAGTTATGATTATGTTATAGGACTTGCGGTATTGACGTCAGATCAGTTTAATAATCCAGATAAAAGTTATATGAAAGGCGGAAAATTAAATTACATTCTTAAAGATGCTAACGCAGATCCATCCAATAGAATTAAAACACCGTTTGGACAATTTGATTATATCATAGATAATTTAGAAATTACCAGCAATATAGGTTTTGAAAAAAACAATACAACTAATATGTTCAAAATGTCGTTTGACATAATCGAACCATACAGTATGGGTACGTTTATTATGTCTTTACAACAAGCGGCATGGAATGTAAAACAAGACAACTATACTAAAGCGCCTTATCTCTTAACTATAGATTTTAGAGGATCTAAAGAAAATGGAACTATGGCAAATATTCCAAACACTAGCCGGAAAATACCATTCCATTTCCAAAATATTACAATGACAGTTGACGAACGAGGTGCCGTTTATCGTTGCGACTGCTACCCATGTAATGCTCCTGCGTTAAGTCAGCAACATGGAACAGTTAAAACAGATGCAAGTGTTAAAGGTACAACTGTGCAGGAAGTTTTGCAAACAGGAGAAAAAAGTCTTCAAGTAGTCCTAAATAAAAGACTACAACAATTAAAAACAGAAAAAGTAGTTAATATTCCAGATCAGATTGTAATTTTGTTTCCTAAAGATGTTAGTAGTGCAGGATCTAGTAAAAGCGGAGCGACAGAAGATTCTACAGGTGCAACTGCATCGACTAAGTCTAATTCTTTAGATGCAATTACACAGCAGTTAGGTTTAGTAAAAAGCACGATTCCGGCCAATAACACCTATGTACAGGATCCTGCAAATGTTAACGACATAGGCAAGGCCAAGATGGGCTATGGAGAAACACGTAAAGGCGATGCTCCGGTGGGTAAAGATCAAAAAGTTATTGTTGGTGGAGATGTTATTAGGAGCAATAACGGTGTTAATCCAACTATCAGTGATATTAAATTTAGCCAAGATACAGATATTCCTACTGCTATAGAAGCAGTTATACTAAACAGCGACTATGTTACCACACAATTAAAACAAGGCAATATTGATAGCAAGGGACAAAGACAGTGGTTTAGGGTTGATACTCAATTATATCAACAAGGTTCTGGCAATGTTGATACTGCAACAGGTGATATTCCAAGAGTAATTGTATATCGAATAGTGCCTTATACAGTGCATACTAGTAGCGGTCAAGTTGAAGCAAACAAAAAAGCTCCGGGGTTTGCTGAACTTGAAAAACAATGTGTTAAAGTTTATGACTATATCTATACTGGCAAAAATGTCGACGTATTAAAATTCCATATAGAATTCAAAACCGGATTTGTAGCCAAGATGGCAGCTACAACTACAAAGAAAACACAAGATAATAAGAGTCAAGCGCAAACTAGTGGAGCTGAAGGCACAGATAAAGCTAATGTAATTCCTGTAGGTGATGGTAAAGCACCTGAAAAAAAATTAGGTGTTACTCCTACTAGTGTAAACTATGGCGGAACACAAACATCTTCTGATAATAAAGGCGGAGGAGGAATTGAAACAGAAGGCACTAGAGTTGCAAGACAATTTCACGAAGCTATTACTAGTGCATCTGGAATGATGCAATTGGATCTACAGATAATAGGAGATCCTTATTGGATAGCACAGAGTGGAACAGGAAACTATACATCTTCACCGACTCAGTATCAAAACTTAAATCATGACGGCACAGTAAATTATCAAAACGGTGAAGTAGATATCAAGGTTAATTTTAGAAGTCCTGTCGATATTAATCAAACAACTGGATTGTACGATTTTGGAAAATCAACAAAAAGCGCTCCGGTACTGGCTTGGAGTGGTATCTACAGAGTCATACAAGTTGTCAGTAGATTTTCCGGAGGACAATTTACACAATCACTTTCAGGACCCAGGCGTAATGGACAAGAATTGTCTGGTAGCGGTGATAAATCTGCAACAATAAACGTGTCAAATGAGAAAAAAGATCCAGCACCAACTTCAGGATCGGCAGCCGTGGAATAACTTATATGACAGATCAAAACGAACTATATTCATCGCAACCTAAAGAAGGAAAACCTGGTCCATTTCTTGCAAGAGTTGTAAGTAATCTCGATCCCACTTATATGGGAATTTTAGAAGTTGAAATATTACGAGCAGTTGGTGCCAGCAGTTCTGAAACGCAGTTACATCAGGTAAAATATCTAAGTCCTTTTTATGGAGTAACTAGTGTTGCCTTTACAGGCGAGAATAATGACTACAATGATACACAAAAAAGTTATGGTATGTGGATGGTTCCTCCCGATGTAGGAGTGACAGTTGTAATTATTTTCATTGACGGTGATCCTAAACGTGGTTATTGGATAGGCTGTGTTCCCGATGACAACATGAATTTTATGATGCCAGGGCTAGCCGCTACTCAACAGTCGGTAGAAGGGCCAGTGACAACTAGCACAGGAGATTCAGCAAGTAGAGTTCCAACTGCTGAATATGATAAGTCGTATTCAGGCAATAACAATACCGGAGATCCTGAAAAAAATCTTAAACCAACACATCCTTTCTCTCAAGTTTTAGATCAACAAGGATTGTTGTTAGACGATATACGAGGAATTACAACTAGTAGTTCTAGAAGAGAAAGTCCTAGTAACGTGTTTGGTATAAGCACTCCCGGTCCTCTTGATAAGCAACCTGATGCTAAAAAAGGAGATATAGGAAAAGCTGAATGGAAGGTAACAGATGCATGGGTAAGTAGACTAGGCGGCAGCACGTTTGTAATGGATGATGGAGATGCTAACTGGTTGAGAAAAACAGATGCCAGCAGTGGCCCGCCAACGTATGCTAGTATCGACGCAGGAGATAAAGATGGTGATGTCACTAAGCCTGCTAATGAATTGATTAGATTGCGAACACGCACCGGACATCAGATTCTATTACATAATACTGAAGATCTGATCTACATTACTAACAGTAGAGGAACTAGTTGGATTGAACTGACTAGCGATGGTAAAATAGATATCTATGCTCAAGATAGTATTAGTATCCATACAGGCAACGACTTAAATTTTTATGCAGACAGAGATATTAACATAGAAGCAGGTAGGAATTTTAATCTTAAGGTAGCAGAAAGACACCAGACAGAAGTCGGCAAAGATAAAATAACTATAGTTGACGGAAAAGTAGCTATCAAAGTAGCCGGCACCCATGACGAACAGATAGCAGGAACAACAAAAGTTACTGTTACCGGAGGAGATTTTGACCTTAATACTTCTGGAGGTAATAATCTTACCAGCGGCGGCAATATGAATATCAAAGCCGCAAATACCAGTATCGATGGCGGAGATATCAATTTGAATTCAGGCGTGTCGTCTGCTTCTGATACAGCTAGCCCGCCCGATCCGCTTAGTACGTTTGATAATCCGGCACAAGACGGCAGTACTATTACTAGCATTATGTTACGTATTCCTACAACTGAACCTTATCCAGGACATGAAAACTTAGATCCTTCTAGTTACAAAACAGATAAGACAGATAGAGAATCTGGAAGTGCTATTTCTCCACCCGATGCCTGGAAAACTTACAGTTGTCCAATGGACACATTCTTAAAAGGAAATGGATAATCATGGCAATAACTCTTTATACAGGTACACCGGTTAATGCAAAAAATCCACCTCAAGGTAAAAATACCTCTCAGGTCTACAAGGGATTTAGCACAGTCAATACCAATACACAAAACTTTTCTCTCTATGACTTTGAATTAATTAAGCAAGATCTACTCAATCATTTTTATGTACGTAAGGGTGAACGGCTTATGCAACCAAATTTTGGAACAATTATATGGGATATGTTATTTGAGCCTTTAACTCCGGAAATTCAAAATTTAATCATGCAAAATGTTAACGAGATTTTTAACAGTGACCCTAGAATACAAGCTAGTAATATTGTGATTACACCTTACGATACTGGTATACAGATTCAGTGTGAACTAAAGTATTTTTTGTATAATCTTCAAGAAGCTCTGCAACTGAACTTTGATCAAGCTAACGGTCTTACTTATTAACTACGCACTTAATTAAATCCAATAAATACTAAAACAGGATAGTATAATGAGCTCAACGGATCGTCAAAATAATCTATTAATATCAGAAGATTGGCAAAAAATTTATCAGTCTTTCAAGAATGCAGATTTTCAAAGCTATGATTTTGAAAATCTACGTCGTACGATGATTGAGTACATTCGTACTAATTTTCCTGAAGATTTTAATGATTATATAGAATCTAGCGAATATCTTGCTCTTATAGATTTAATTGCCTATATAGGTCAAAGTATTGCTTTCCGTGTAGATCTTAATGCTCGCGAAAATTTCTTAGAATTAGCCGAGCGCCGAGACAGTGTGCTACGTTTAGCACGTATGATTAACTATAATGCTAAACGAAATACGCCCGCTCAAGGTTTATTAAAATTTAATTCAGTACAAACAACTGAGTCTGTCATCGATAATAACGGCAGAAATTTATCAGGGCAATATGTAACATGGAATGATCCTAGTAACAGCAACTGGTACAATCAATTTATCAGCATTATTAATGCCGCCTTGCCTGCAACACAAAAATTTGGAAATCCAGTCGATAGTGCTACAATCTACGGAGTACCAACGGCACAATATAGATTTAATGCAAGCAATACTGATGTACCAGTTTATCCATTTAGTAAAACTGTATCGGGTCGTAATATGGACTTTGAGATTACTAGTACTACTTTCAAAGGTGAGACTTATGTTTATGAAGAGGCTCCTAAAGTAGGCAATAGTATAGCTTGCATTTATGCGGATGACGGTTATGGCGCAAGCAGTCCAGGTACTGGTTTCTTTTTTAATTTTACACAGGGGACTCTAAACCAGGGAACATTTACAGTGGCCCAACCTACAAGTAATCAAAGTATAGACATTAATACACAAAATATTAATGACTCTGATGTATGGTTATATCAATTAGATCAAAGCACTGGTTTAGAAAAAACACTCTGGACACCTGTTCCTTCAACAGCCGGTAATAGTGTTATCTATAATAATCTGGATAATACAATTCAAACTATCTATAGCATTGTTACTAGAGCTAGTGACGCTATTAGTTTAAGTTTTGGAGATGGAACATTTGGCCAACTGCCACAAGGCAATTTTAGAATATATTATAGAACTAGTAACGGTTTATCATACACAATAAATCCTAGCGACATAGTTAATATTATTTTTAGTATACCATATACTAGTGCCAGTAATCAAACAGAAACGCTAACAGTTAGTTTAAGTCTTGCTACAAGTGTAACAAACAGCACATCATCTGAAACTAATGCCAGCATTAAAACTAATGCTCCACAAACATACTATACACAAAACAGAATGATAACTGGCGAGGATTATAATATTAGTCCGTTGGCTGCCAGTTTACAAGTGCTAAAAGTAAAATCTATCAATAGATCTAGCAGTGGAATCAGTCGTTATTTTGACTTAACAGATCCTACCGGAAAATACAGTTCAACGAATTTATTTGCTGATGATGGTATATTATATCAAGAAGTATATACTGATTCTATAAATTTTACATGGAACACAACTCTTGATATAGAAGGTATTATTACCAATACTGTATATGATATCTTAAAATTACCAGATCTACGAAATTTTTATTATGCTAATTTTTTAGATTATCTGAGCGTCAGCTTGAATGTATCGTGGGTGAGTGTGACCACAGACAGCAATAGTGTTACCGGATACTTGAGTGTTCCTGGAGAGAATACTCCTTATCAGTTAGGTTCTTATACACAAACAGATCTAAAATATGTTACGGCAGGATCTTTGATAAAATTTGTAGCTCCTTCTGGAAAATACTTTAATACAATTACTAACACACTAATGACTGGAACCGCCACAGTTCCTAATAGTTCAAGTTATCTATGGGCACAAGTAGTATCTGTGTCAGGTGACGGCACGGCTAATAATACTGGCGTATTATCTACTGGATTTGGACCAGTTGTGCTTAATAAAGTTATTCCTACTAGCGCAATAGCTACGCAAATTATTCCGCAATTTAATACTACATTGAACTCTGCTGTTATAAACAAAATGATCGATCTGATATCGGCTAATGACAATTTTGGATTGAGATATGATACTTCTAGCCAATCTTGGCAGATTATTACTACAAATAATTTGAATATTACAGGAGCCTTTAATTTAGCTAGCCAAGGGGATGCTACTAGTTTGCAATTAGACTCTAGTTGGATGATAGTGTTTACATCTGATACAATTCAGTATACTATTAGTACCAGAAAGCTACGCTATGTGTTTGAAAGTCAAAACGAATTAACTTTCTATTTTGATAGTAATACAAAAATTTATGATAATACTTCATCGTCGGTGGTGTTAGATACTGTAAAAGTTCTGAGTGTAAATACACAACCTGACCAACTAATTCCATTCACACAAGATTTAACATGGCAAATTACATCGGAATATTACGGAGCAGATGGTTATATCGATCCAACTAAGATTGTAATTTCATTTGCGGATGCTACTGGTTCTGGCATTGTAGATAACCCACAATTATTTTTAGATATAGTTAATCCTACAGTAAATGTTGCCAGTAAATATATTGTACAGCAAAAATATAATATTTCTTCTGGACAAGAAGATTACAAATACATCAGCAATAATCCTACAACAGGCCCAGTAGTTATACTACCAAGTCAAACTAGCGTAGGTTCACTTGGAGCTTATGCCGATGGAACATATTTTTATTTTATAGACACTGCTACAGTTTTCAGATTAAGTTTATCATCTGTAAATAAATTTCAACCTACATTAGATTATCAAGTCTATATTGGTCGCGGCGGGTTAAAATTTCAGTATGTTCATAGTGCAGATTATGACAGTAGAATTGATCCAGGGTCTAGCAATATTATAGATGTTTATGTTCTAACTAAAGACTACGATGCAGCCTTTAGACAATGGTTAGCATCTGCCGGAACCCAGCCTTTACCGCCCAGTTCGGACCAATTAAATTCATTATTATCATCTAATCTTGATTTAATTAAATCTATTTCAGACGAAATAGTTTACCATCCTGTAAGTTATAAATTATTGTTTGGACCTCAGGCAGATATAAACCTGCAAGCTACATTTAATGTGATGATTAATCCTAATAGCGCAGTTTCAAATGCAGATGTACAAGCAAGAATTTTAACAGCGATCAATACGTTCTTTAGTTTAGATAATTGGAATTTTGGAGATACGTTCTATTTCAGCGAATTGAGCACTTATGTAATTAATCAGCTGACCCCTGATGTTATTAATTTTGCAATAGTGCCAATCCAGCCGAATCTATATTTTGGAAATCTATTTGAGATTTTCTGTCCTAGCAATCAAATTTTAATTAGTTGTGCTACTACGAGTAATATTGTTATTGTAAATGCATTTACAAGTACTAATCTAAAAACTATTACAACATCATCTACAAATAATTTAATAAGCACACAAACTGTAACAAGTTCGGCTTTTGGGAGTAACAGCTAATGGCTGGTAATAATAAAAACGCTAACGGATCAAACGGATTCAGCGTAAATCTTCTACCTAGATTTTATCAAACTAACGCAAACAGAAAGTTTTTGCAGAGTACTATTGATCAACTATATCAACCGGGATCGTTGACTAAAATCAGTGGCTATGTTGGACGTAAAAATGCTAAAGCTAGTACTGGTAAAGATGTTTATATTCAAGCCGCAGATCAGATAAGACAGAATTATCAATTAGAACCAGGGTTAACAATTACCGATACATTGGGAAATGTTACCTATTTCAAAGATTATATTGATTACATAAATCAACTTGATGTACTCGGTGGCAACGTCAGTCATCATGCTAGATTAAACAGTCAAGAATTTTACAGTTGGGATCCGCATATCGATTGGGACAAATTTGTTAATTTTCAAAATTACTATTGGTTACCATACGGCCCTCAAACTATAAATGTACACGGACAAATACAACCAATAGCTAGTACGTACAGTGTTGCCATCCAACAAGAAGGTGCTAATAATCAATATGTGTTTACTCCAGACGGGTCGACTCCTGATCCTGTATTAAAATTGTATCAAGGACAAACCTACACGTTTAATATTAATAGTCCTGGCAATCCTTTCAGTATTAAGACTGCAAGAAGTACAGGCGTGTTAGATCGTTATAGTAACATTGATTCTGTTAGTGCATACGGAGTTGAAGTTGGAACTATTACATTTACAGTTCCCACTGATGCTCCTTCTATACTATATTATCAAAGCGAAAACGATATTAATCTAGGCGGAATGATACAGATTTATTCTATACTTTCAGATACTACAATCAATGTAGAAGCCGAAATACTAGGGAAAGCAACCTATACTCTGATCGATGGCACAGCTCTTAGTAACGGGATGAAACTTAATTTCGTCGGTCAGGTAACACCTGCTATCTATGCTCAAGACGAATATTATGTTGAGGGCGTGGGAACTGCAATCAAATTAATTCCATCGAGAAGTTTAGAAATTATTAGTTCATTTACTACAAATAGCCCTATTAATTTTGATAGTGATAAGTTTGACACTGAGCCTTTTGACATTGCTTCCGGCTATCAAGGCAAGTTAGATTACATTACTATTAATAGATCCAGTAGAGATAGAAACCCGTGGTCGAGATATAATCGTTGGTTCCACCAAGATGTAATTAACGCAAGTGCAAAATTTAATAACCAGACTCCTGTATTAGATCAGTCAGTAAGAGCAAAGCGTCCAATTATCGAATTTAATGCTGATATTAAACTTTATAATTTAGGAACCGTTGCGATTCAAGATATAGATCTTGTAGATGATTTTACCATCGATGCATTTTTAACTATAGAAGGTACAGCTGGTTATAATATAGATAATGTTGCACTTAGTCCAGGCATGTTTGTGTTGTTTACTGCTGACATTGATCCGCTAGTACAAAATAAAATTTTCCGTGTCGAATATGTAGATGTTAAACATTTATCTACCGGTAGCAATCAACTGCATCTTGTAGAAGTAGCTTCACCTGAACTTAATCAGATAGTAATAGTTCGCCAAGGATCTGTTAATCAAGGTAGTATGTATTGGTACGATGGATCTAAATGGCAAAAAGGACAAACAAAAAGTTCGATTAATCAACCACCAATGTTTGATGTAGTAGATAATGATGGTATAAGTTTTGGAGATAAAACTACTTATGTCGGTACTACATTTACCGGTACTCCAATTTTTTCGTATCCTGGTAGTTTGCCTAATAGTTCTGTTACAGGTTCCAATGACATATATTTAGGATTTCCCCTAAGCTATCAGAATGTTAATAATATCGGTGATATTGTTTTTAATTTTAATCTTGTAACTGATTCTTTTCAGTATAAGCAAAATACCATCTTACAAAATAAAGAAATAGATGTAGGGTTTTTATCAAGTTTAGATTATGCAGGTAATACTGTGTATGTAAACGGATGGCAAACTTGCAAGACTAAAACAGTCCAAGCCGCTGTTAGGATTTATGATAATTCTGGAATAACAAATAATTTCAACATAGATATATTTGATGATATAAACAATCTTTCTGATTTAGTGGTTAAGATTTATATAAATGGTGTTAGATTAGATCCTAGTCTATGGACTATACAAGATACAATTTACTATAAACAAGTAATATTAACGTCTCCTATTCAATCGACTGATATATTAACTATTCGTGCGTTTGCCTCGCAACCTATCAATAGTAACGGCTACTACGAAATACCTATCAATTTACAAAATAATACTTTGAATGGTACAATGGTAGATTTTACTCTAGGAGAAGTAGCAGATCACGTAAGCAGTATAATTGACAATATAACTAATTTTTCAGGAAATTTTCCAGGCGATAGTAATCTGAGAGATCTTGGTAATGTTACTCAATATGGTACAAAATTTGTACAACATAGCGGACCTATCAGTCTATCAGCATACCATATTACTTCGGAATCTAATAACATTATTAGATCTCTACAGCAGGCCAAGGACGATTACAATAATTTCAAAAGATTGTTTTTGAATACTGCAAGTTCTTTAGGTATTGATGGTGATGCTGTAAAACTTGTAGATATCATTATGCAACAGATTAATGCGTCTAAACCTAAAGTTGCTCCTTATTACCTCAGCGATATGGTTCCTTATGGTGCGGCCACTGTAACTGTTTTAGATGTAGTAGACTATAGAATTAAAAATTATCCACTAAGTAAGGTTTTTAGTTTAGATTCGCTTAGTAATCAGGCAGTAGGAGTATATCATAACGGTGTACAATTGATATACGGTCAAGACTATTCATTTAATAGTCAAGGATTTATAGAAATAGATCCTAGCGTACCGTTAGTAACTGGCGACACAATTACTACTTACGAATACGACAGCACCGATGGCAGTTTTGTTCCAGCCACACCAACAAAATTAGGTATGTGGCCTGCATTTGCGCCAAAAATTTATCTTGATACAACTTTAATTAATCCGGTGAAAGTTATACAAGGACACGATGGTAGTATTGTCGCAGCCTACAATGATTACAGAGACGATTTAATTCTTGAATTAGAAAAAAGAATTTTTAACAATATTAAAGTCAAATACAATGCAGATATTTTTGATATCTATAGTATTATTCCTAGTTACACACGATTTACCGACTATTCATTTACAGAATTTAATAATGTCTTATCTAGTAATTTTTATAGCTGGGTAAGCCTTGTAGGTAAAGATCTTACAACGCCATTGAACTATGATAGAAAGAATAGTTTTACTTTTAATTATTCTTTGAATACAGCGCCAGATGGTACAAGCCTTCCAGGCTATTGGAGGGGAGTATATCGTTGGTTATTAGGAACAGATAGACCTAATATTTGTCCTTGGGAAATGTTGGGATTCAGTCTGCAACCAAGTTGGTGGACAGCGTTATATGGTCCAGCACCATATACTAGCGATAACATTCCTATGTGGACTGATATTGCAAACGGTATAACTAGAGAACCTAATCAACCTGCATCTGTTAATGCAAATTATGTTAGAACATTTTTATTGAATCACTTGCCGGTAGATGAACAAGGAAATTTAATTAGTCCGCAGGCATCGGGATTAGCATCAGGAACTGTACAACCTAGTATCAATAATAATTTTGTTTTCGGTGATGGTAGTCCAGTAGAAAATGCTTGGACTCGTAGTAGTTATTATCCCTTTAGTATTATAGCTACAGCTATATTATTAAAACCTGCCGAAGTATTTGGCAAGTTATTAGATAGAAGTAGAATTATTAGAAACAAAGCAGGGCAACTAATTTATTCTGATACTGGATTGCGTGTTCGCCCAGCAGACATTTTATTACCTAGTGTTTATTCAAGTTCTTTGAGAGTACAAACTGCTGGATTAGTTAACTATATTGTAGATTTAATTTTTAATTACATTTTTAGTAATGATGTAGCGGCTTATAATTCTTATAAATCTGATCTAAATACTATGATCGTTCAATTAAGCTATAGAGTCGGGGCATTCACTAATAAAGAGCAGTTCAAACTAATTTTAGAATCTAAAACTCCTAGTAGTACAGGAAATGTTTTCATACCTGCTGAGAACTACAAAGTATTCTTAAACAAATCAAGCCCTGTAAAAAAATTATCCTACAGTGGAGTAATTATTACAAAAGTTTCTACAGGATTTGAAATTAAAGGATACAGTATAACACAACCTTATTTTAGATATTATCCTTACACAAGTTCGGGTAATACAATTAACGTTGGCGGAATAAGTGAAAGTTATGCAACATGGGCATCGGGCCAACAATACATATCAGGTAACGTTATTTTATACGAAGGTGTTTATTACCGATCGAATGCAAATTTTGTATCAGGACCTAGTTTTGATACTACAAACTTAACTAAATTACCATCGCTGCCTATGCAAGGCGGTGTTACTGCAATATTAAGAAACGGTTGGGATAAAAAAGAAATTTATACAGCACCGTATGGCACATTATTTGCAACTATTCAAGAAGTTGTAGATTTCCTATTAGGCTACGGAGAATATCTACAAGATCAAGGATTTAGATTTGATGATTATAATAATAACTACAATGTAGTTTCAAACTGGGAAACAACTGCTAGAGAATTTCTATTCTGGACTACTCAAAACTGGAGTACTGGTCAAGAAAAATGGAGTGATTGGCAAGCCCAGCAACCTTATAGTTATGGAAAAGTTGTAAGATATGATGGCGATTATTACAGTGCCTTATATAATCTGCCCCCTGCTGAATCGTTTGATGAAACTAAATGGTCTCTATTACCAGGCCTTAGCAATATAGGAGCCAGCGTCATTAGTCTGAGCCCGGGCGCCAATGCTCTTAATTTTACAACTACACTTTCTGTAGTCGATAGTATTACTAACTCATTTAACCCTTACGAAATTTTCAAAGTTAATGGAACTCCTTTTGAAGTTTCGAACCTTGATAGCTATAGGCAAGGAAATTCTGTTCGATATAATCCTAGGAATGACGAAGGCATATACGGTGCTAGTTTTTATTTGATACAAAATGAACATGTTATTATTGTTGATAATACAACTATATTCAATGATATAATCTACAGTCCTACTAGCGGTTACAAAAGAGATAGATTAAAAATCTCAGGATATGTGACTACAGACTGGTATGGTGGATTAGATATACCGGGATTTATTTTTGACTCTGCTACTATTAACGAATGGCAGCCTTGGCAAGATTATAATACGGGCGATGTGGTTACATATCAAAGTTATTATTATAGTGCAGATGAATTTATTCCAGGAGCACCGGCATTTGTTAATTCTAAATGGATAAAATTGTCTAGTAAACCTACACCTCAGATTCTTCCAAACTGGACTAATATTGCAACACAATTTGTTGATTTTTACAGTACAGATGTTGATAGTTTTAATACTGCACAACAAACTATGGCGCAACACTTGATCGGATACCAAAAACGACAATATCTTGATAATATCATTCAAGATGATGTGAGCGAATTCAAATTTTATCAAGGAATGATACGTGATAAAGGAACACAAACCGTCCTTAATAATCTCTTTAATGCATTAAATTTGGACAAAGCAGAAAGTTTAACATTCTACGAAGAGTGGGCTATTCGTGTTAGTCAATATGGAGCGTCTAATGCTTTCCAAGCTATAGAATTTGTATTAGATCAAGGAAAATATATTAGTAATCCCCAAGGAACATTGTTAACAAATACTATCAATTCTAATATTAATCCTTTTATCATACAGCAAACTCTGTCGGATATCTATGTATCGCCTACAGGATATAACAGTCAGCCGTTTCCTGTTTTATCAGCACCAAATCAATTTTTAAGAGATGCAGGATATGTAAATCCCGCAGATGTCTTTGTTAGTATTGGCAGACTATCGGATCTTACAGCACAATCTGTAAATTCTATTATTCCTGGAGTTAGTTATAAAATAATAAACACTGGAACAACAGATTTTATAGCGATAGGATCATCTTCTAACACAGCTGGTACGATATTTACTGCTACTGGTGCCGGATCAGGAACCGGAACAGTTCAATTAGATGTTACACAGATCAACGAGGGCGCTTACATCTGGTGTGCGTTTGATGGCCCAACTAGCTGGAATGTTTATAGATTTACAGATGTGCATATTCGTGTGACAAATGTCACCTATTCAAATAATGTAATGACTATCACAGCTCAGAATAGTATTAAATTAAATGTAGGATCTTATGTAGGATTATCGCAAGTAACTGCCATCGATGGATTCTATAAAATTACTAGCGTTATACTAAACGAATTTACCGTAGATGCTCCAGGAGTCAAAGTTCCTAGTCCATTTACTCAACAACAAAATTTAATAGTTTATGCATTAGTCTCACAGCGTACTAGTTCTATTGATAATATAGATAAGATATTGCCAGTCAACTTACAGACTGGTAACTTTGTGTGGACAGATGATGACGGTACAGGATCTTGGGCTAATTGGATCTATGCTCCAGTGTTTGTACAACAAAAATTAAATGCACCGCAGCCTGCTAATCTCACTAAGTTTGGAAATTTTGTTGCTATCAATAAATTGGGTACAAATGCCGCTATATCAGTTGGAGCAAATCTTTTTGCTCTTTATAATAAGGTAGCTGCCGGAGTTGCTTGGACGCAACAACAACTACTGCAACCTCCTTTTAATAGCAAATCGGTTCCTTCGTCGAACACTCCAGTCTCGGTTATAGCTTTTAGTCCCGACGGAACCTGGATGGCAACTGGTAGCCCAACAGCCGGTACGACTAGTAGTTACTTAAAAGGAAATTATAATCCTTTGTCGTCTTATCTATTTCAAGATATTGTCAAATATAACGGGTTATATTTTCAGGCTCTGTTTCCTGTTCCCGTAGGACAAACACCTTCTCAGTTGAGTCCTTTTTGGAATCAGCAATTTTATGTTCCGGTAGATACCGGGCCTTATACTACAGGAATTTCTAACAACGGCATAGTTACAATTTATCAGAGAGATGCCAATAACATCTATCAGTTGTATGATTCATTTTTGAGTCCATCTATATCTTCGGAAAATTTTGGATCTAATCTTGTATTTGATGCAAGTAATCTTTATGTCAGTGCTGTATCTAACAACAATAATACAGGTAAAGTTTATAAACTATCTTACACAACTGTTCCTCAAATTACAGCAATCTATGATTCCGTTAATAGCTCGGGAACAATATTAAGACTAACATCTAGTGACGGCATTACAGCAGGTATGACCATTCAAGGAGTTGATTCATTAGGTATCAGCGCATTTACTAGCGGCCAGACGGTAACCGCTGTTCTTACTCGTTTGCTGTTTGTTCCGGTTCCTGGGCAGTTGAATTATCTTTATAATACTTCAACTACTGCTGTTAATATTAGCAAAATACAATCAGGTATGTCTGTGTCTTTATATAAAACTTTAGGTGGATATAATTATAATGTTTCTCAAGTAACAGTTTATACCGCAGGGTTAACATCTGTCAACGTGTTAGTTACTACTAAAACATTGACATCCGGCGGCGCTAAAGGAACTAACTATTTCTTTGTCAGCAGTAATACTAATGTTTTGGTAGGACAATTGATAGTAGGAACCGGTGTTCCTACTGGTACTTTTGTTGGCAGCATAACACTAGTAAACAGTAGTTATGAAATTGTAATGGTAGATTTTGTAGGTGCAATACAAAATTTTATTATACAAGGATCTGGATCTTACGAGTTTTTCAATGCAGTAACTTATGGGTTTGTAGATATACAAGC